TCCAATTTCTCTGTCTCAGATAAATCTTGAATTAAATCGTAAAACTCATCTTCCTTGATCTCTGGACGTATAATACAATCAAGGCTCATATAGAAACCCCACTACTACAAGGAATAAAATTAACTATACAAAATCCAAATTTTTCTTTAGATAAATATAAAATATCGAATCGCTTGTCTCTCTCTATTTTTTGCATATTACAAAAATGTTTTACATGATAAATATCATCTAATGCTATAGTACAAGATTTTTTAACGGAGGAAACGACTAAGTCAAATTCTAATTCCCCTATATGTCCACCACTATCAAGTAAAATGAAATCAGGTTTATATTCGAATTTACTTAAACAATCTAATAAAATCCCATCTGGAACGGAGGGAAAGTTTGTTTCACTATAATACATTTGTACCCTTTCTGAAATAGAATGATCAATGTAAACGTTCTCAGGCCATTTCTTATCTACAAAATCCTTCGCTAATTTCTTTTTATTCGGTAATTGATTTCTAAATATAGTGAGACCATTTATTACCTCTACTATATTAGAAAGTCCTTTATCATGCAAATTTTTCAAAGCTAACCGAAAGTGAATGGGGTTTACCTCTATAGAATAGAAAATGGAATCTACCAATCCTAAATCTAGTATAGCAGATGCTATGATAGAAGTGCTTCCCAACCCAAAAAATGTCCCCGTTTCAATTATGTTCTTAGGGCGAATTTTATCAAAAACTTTTCTAATAGTCATACCAAATTCTGATCCATAATCTATGGCTGAAGGATTCATGCCCAATTCCCTGGATACAGAAGTTTTCCATCTTTGTTGACGTCCCAATCCCTAACTTTAGCCCCATATTGAGCCCAATAAAGAAATTGACCAACGTCAACAACTTCCCCATTTGCCTGCTGCAGTTTTTTCCAACACTCTAAAGCATCTTTGTAACCATAGTATGTTTCTTTAAAAAGAACTTGTTCTGGGAGAGCATAAGCAAAATGTTGAAAAGTTACATTTCTTTTTAAAGTCTTATCTCTAGTTAAATTCTTTCTCCTTGCTAAATCAATTCCATTCCCATCTACTAACGTAGGGGGTTCATGTTTTGCCCATCTAAATCCTTTATGAAATCTAAATACACGAAGCCAATCTTCTGGTCGGGTAGACCAAGTATCCATAGTAGTTATGAATTTCTTTGGCCCTACAAAATAGTAACAGTAAACGAAAGCCCCCCATTTATCAGGGTTCTCTTCAAACATCCTTACCATATTAGAAATTCCAGTTACATCCCAAAGTTCATCTACATCTACTTCCCATAATAAACACTTATCGGGGAGATTCTCTATCGGAGCATTTACCATCTCTACCTTACCATCCCAAAACAACCCCTCTTTTTTCCTATATATAAATACCTTGTTTGGGAACTCTTTTTCTAATGAGTCTAAATATTCAGAAGTCCCATCTTTACTTAATCCATTGCGATGGAAAGAATCTACTACCTGTCCTCCTGTAATAACCGACCATCCTGTATCATGATTTAATTCTGCTACTCCCTCAACTATATGCCAAGTCCAATCAAAAGGAAGGGACTGAAGCATTTTGATATGATACTTTATAAAAGGCATTCCGTTGAGAACTATAGTGAAGAAATGTAAGGGCAATTCAGATTTACGCCTAATTGCTACTCTAGGTAGCATAGGAACCGGAATATTTCCAAATAGGATGTTCTTCCAAAAATGCTTAGAAGTATCAAAAGGAATCCTATTTCCACTATTGCTCACTATATACGCCCATTTATTTAAAATCATATGATTGTGCTCAGTAGTATTGTAAAACATTTCATCCGACTTTACCCAAAAATCCTCCCCTATTTTATCTTTCAATTTCTCATAAACTTCTGTTCCTGGAAGGACATATAGAACTGCGGTGCTGGGGGAATCTGTCAAAGAAATAGTATTTAAAAAGTCTTGTGTTTCTTTTATAGTCTTTTCAGTTTCCCCCGGATACCCCACCAAAGTGAAAGCCCCAGTACTTAAAACATTCTTATGCTTCAAACATAAATCGTAGGCTCTCTTTATTTGATCCAAATTAACTTTCTTATTCATAGCATGAAGCATAGTTTCTGATCCGGACTCTATCCCCCAACAAATATGACTACACCCTGCCTCAACTAAAGCATCTATCATCTCTTGGGAAACGGGGTGAACTCTCCCACTAACTGCCCATTTCAGTTTAAATTTACGGTCAATCATTCCCTTACAAATTTCCTTTACCCTCTTCTCAGACAAATTAAAAGTATCGTCATTGAAAAACAGTTTTTCTATACCGTATAAATCAATAAGCCTCTCTATATCATTGAGGACTCTTTCCACAGAGTGGACGCGAACTCCCTGTCCCCAGTAGTGACTCGTAGAACAGTACTTGCAACGAGCGGGGCACCCCCTAGAGCCAATGATACTGCCCATTCGGCTAGAACGTACCAGCCCCTCCGCATAACCGTAATCAGGGAAAGGCAGAACGTCTAAATTCTTCTCTACCTCTACTGCAGGGGTTATTTCTATTTCACCACGTTCATCTAAATAAGCAATCCCATCAACACCCCTTAGTACTGTTTCGCCATCTATAGCATTACAAAGTTGTCGGAAGGAGTTTTCCCCTTCCCCCATCACCACGTAGTCAGCACCATAGTTTTTCAACATTTGATGGGGGAGAAAGGTAGGATGCGATCCCCCCAACACCACTTTAGAGTCAGGGAGAATTTCCCTTACTTTGTTTATGGCCTTTCTAACAGACCCACGATTAAATGTTGTGCAAGTAAAACCAACTATTCCCGGCTTAGATTTAGATAAAATCTCAGGAAGCAAATCTTGAGCATGCTCATGTCTCTGAAAATGTACCGATTGAACATCTCTATCTCTTTGTACAGAAGCGACCAAATATCCTATGCCCAAAGGATAAAGAGGTTCATCTTTTGTATGAAATCCGGGTAAAGATACCAATAAAACGGAGTTAGTATCCCTAGATTTTATTTTCCTTTTTCTTAAAACTAGTTTGGTCTCATCTATCCAATTTATTTTAGGAATGAGAGCATGTCGTGGTCCATTATATTCATCCAACGCTTGAAACGTTCTACGTCCTACAGCCAGCCCCAATTGATTTACTAAGTTAGCAACGCAACTATCAACACAGTAAACATGACTTGATTTTTCTATTACCCCTATCCAATCGAATATGGTAAACCCATCTATAGGAATAATCTCAATTGGGTCCTTCACTTTAAAATTAAAAGATCCCTTAGAGGCATCAGAATGGACTACCACATAATCTTTTTTAATACTTAATCTATTCAGTAAATCTAGTTCTTTATCAAATTTCCTATTAATTTGTAGATTAAATCTCTCTTCAAAAGGAACTTGGGCCTCCAAATACTTCCACTCATCAAAAGATAATCGAGATTCTTTCCAACTTGCTTCATTTCTACCGAACCCAATCCCCAAATCTAAAATGGAGTCTATTCCCAAATCAGTCAATGCTTTAATAGACTTGTTGTAAGAACTTGCCAAACCGGGACCTAAATCTACCGGAGAAACGTAATTTACATAATTAAACATTTCTATATATTCTGAAATTACAGGCCAAACTACTTTATAACCTAGATCAGAATACCATTTGGCTATAGGCAAAACAATAATAATATCCCCTATCCTACCTGGTTGTATTATACCTAATACTTTCTGCCTCTTGGCCAAGGGATCAACGACACTATCCGATTCTTTAAACCAATTATAATCAAGCCGTTCCTTTTCTTTTATTCCTGATATTCCTAACTGTCTGCGATTAAACCTAGTTTCCTTATCATCCGCTGTCCATGTTTGGTTATGCAAAGCATGTAGAATATCTCCATAGCGGAGTTCAACTTTATTTCTATTAAATCTTTTAAAACACCAAACAGTTAAACCGTCATCCCAAGCAGCCCCACCTATAAGTAAATCAGCTACATTTTTTATTATGTCTTTTATTGCGGCAGCATCCCCTACAAATCCATCTTTTCCACAAAATGCTTGATACTTCTTTTTCAATTTATAAATCGGATCTTTGGGTATTCCCTCACATTCCATCCTATGGTGAAAAACAATTCGTTTTCCATCATATGGAAGTAAACTCGCTATGCTAGTTCCTGGGGAAAGAATTACATCAGAATTGAAGTACCCATAATACTCTTCATCGGGGAACATCTCTACTAATTTAGAAAGAATATCAATCAAATACGGCTGAGTTTTTTTATTTAGTCCCTCTGATTTAGAACTCTTGTCTGTAAATAATTGATGACATACTCCACTTCCTGGGGGGATGGTGCCCATATCAGTCAAAACGAAAACGGTATCGGGGTATATCCAACTCTCTACTGCTCTGTTAATTCTGGGGCCATCATAGAAATAGGGAACCGCTATTTTTATTGTGCTCTCTTTAGCCCGAAATTTAATATCGGTATAACCAGAGGGAGGAATGGGCCGGGCAACTTTGCCCAACTTAAAATAATCTGTAGAATATTTAGGGTCGTCAATTACTTTTTGATCCTGAATCGTAGACAAGGTTAAAAATTCAGTAGATTCTAATAAAAATCCCCCACATTTGAAAGAAGGACATTGGAACGCAGACTCTATCCCAGCCTTAACAATAAAGCCAGTATCGCATTTATGACATTTTAAACAGATAGTATTTTCAAATACATCTTCAGGAAAAGAAATCTTACCGACAACGCTTCCGCAAGATTGACAAGTTAAGGTAGCCCTTGTGGGGTGCTTAATTGTCTTCCTATTGCCGCATTTGGTACAGTCTACATGGAAAACACTCACTACACTTTCTTCCTTAACTTGAGGGGTTCCACTACAACTACCTCAGGAATAGGGAAAGTCAATATCCAAGAACTTCCCAAAGAATGATTTCCCAAGAAACTCTCGCCTTTCTTCACAAGGATAGACGGGTGCACATCTCCGGGGTTTATATTCGAAACAGGAGACAAAGTAACATCGGAGTCAAACTTGATATCCCCACAACCGCACTCCTGACAACCTAAATGCCTTCGCCCCTCTCCCCCGATAATAGTTTCCTTCAAACAGTTTTCACACTTAAACGTTGCCCTCATTTTTGTACCACCTCCGTTTTGGTTTTCACCATTTCCTCGATACTATCACTTCCACACTTAGGGCATTTGGCCAACACCTTTTCCCCATAAGGGGAAAAGATTGTCTGACACTTCCCACAAATATAACGAGTAGATTTTGGAAATTGATTTAGAATCATTTTACCCCCCTATTTTTACCCCCGTGGGTGGGGGAGGGCCAGTCAGATTCGCGGAGGGCACCCGAACCTTACTAAAACTGACCCCGCATCCGAGAACGGAGGAACCCGGATGTTTTACCCCCATTCGTAACGCCCTCCAAAATAGGGGGGTGGCGAGCCAATCACCACCCCCCTATCTGGCTTACGAGGAGGTAAGCATCCGGACGAAGCCGTTGCGGAGGCCAATCTTCATGCCCCAACGCTGATACAGCTTGTACCGCATGCGGTTGGTCGTCCACAGCCCGTAGGGATCTGCGGAGAGGGTTGAGACTTCAAGCCGACGCCCAATCCCCAAGTACCGAAGATTTCCGAAGGCCATAAACGCCGTGGAAGCCCCCGTGGTGGAAGGCATCTTGATGACTTCCGAGTACGGATAGCCCAAAATGGTTCCAGCCGTGGGCTGACCGATGGTGTCGTAGAAAATCGGACGGTTCTGGTCATCCTTCAACGTCCGAACAAGGTGGAGTCCCTGTCCGTGCATCCAGAAGCGAGCACCCTGCTTCCGCATACCGTCCAGCTTCGCAATCATGCTGGAGAAGTCCGTGAAAGTGACATCGGAGAAGGAAGACCCGCCCAACTCGACGGAGTAGCCAGCCCCGGTTGCCGCCAGGATGCCGAAGAACGGGGAGCCAGAGCCGTTGAAGGCCTGGTTATCCAGTTCCTGCCCAGCCGCCTCTGCCAGAGCAGCGGTCAGCCAGGAAACGATGTCAGAACGCGCATCCATCAGGGTGGCGTTCTTCACAACGCTGTACGCCGAAAGCTCGTTGGCGTCCAGTTCGACTTCCGTGATTCCCGGCTCCGACTCGTTGGTGTTGTTACCCCACGTGACGGCAGCGGCAGCAGTCTCCGACGGGAAGGACTGCTTGTCGGAAGTCATCTGCCAAATGCGGGCGTACTGAAGAACCACGGACACCTCACGGGCAAACGCGAGGATTTCCGCATCCACGATGTCCGGAAGCGGGAAAGCGTTCCCGGAATCGCCCACAGGGGTCTTGATGGTCGGGCCGAAATACTTCCAGAACTGGTCTTTGGCTCTCCAGTCCTGAAACAGGGTGTGGCGAAGGAAGAGAGCATAGAACTTGGCCATCTCAATCCGCGTCGGCTCGTCAATGACGTGGTTGGGATGGACCGTGCGGGACATCAGTTCCTTGCCCTGGAAGGCCAGGTCGTAGTGACCCATGATCTCCTTCAGTTCGGGGGAAGCCGATGCCGCCGTGGGACCTTCCTTCGGATTCGGGGGCAGGAAACCCCGATCCACTGCGCTCTTGTAAGCCGCCAACGCAGCGTCCGTCTGCTCCGCTTTCTCCTTGATGGCTCCGAGGCTGGAAGCCATCTCACGGACGATTCCGGTCAACTCCTTGATCGGGTCATCCTGAGGAACATTGGGACGATCTTCCACCTCAAACTTCTCGATCTTTTCATCCGCGATCTGCTCTTGCGTAGCAAGAACCAGAACGCCTGTCTCCGTCCTTACAAACTGCTTAGCCATATCCGTTTCCTCCTTGTTTAAAGGTTGACGAACTTTAAGGCTTTAGCCAAGTCTGCCATGGCTTGCCTTAGTTCTTGAACTGACTCCGGTTTGTACCCACCACGGTTCATCCCCGAAGTAGGCTCAGGCGTTACTTTGACCTTGCCTTGACGAAAGGCATTTCTCAGAACTACTGAGGAGGGATCCACCTCAGTATTGGGCTTTCTCTGACCATCCCCATTGACTTTCGTCAGGGAAGTCTGAATGCCCTTTGAACTTTCGACCAATGACTGAAGAGTCTGGTCGATAGAAGCAACACTGCTAAGAAGCAAGTCCAATTTCTTATTCAACTCTTCCATCCCCATTTCTTCCGGGGTGTCCTCCGGGTCTTCCACCGCAGGATCGTCTTGCCTATTATCCTTATTATCAGGGGCAACGTCTACTATTTCTTCTGAGGAGAGGATGACTTCTTCCGTAGAAGGAAGGATGAACGTTCCGCTAACACTTGCTCCCTCACTATCGTAGGAAGCCGTGATTGACTCAAATAGGTCACTCAAAACTTGAACCTGAACAACCGTTTCATCCACGATCTCCGTTTCCGACTTATCCAATTCGGCTAACACGTCATCCTCATTCTCTGGACGAGGGATGAGAGTCCCGCCCGTCAGATACTTTAAAAGATCGTCCTGCTTGAATCCGAAATTTTTCCCCTTCAAAGCATTTTGCAGGGCATTCGGGTTAGAAGGGACAGCGCAACCAGAGAGTTCCAACAGTTCTTGGCTAATGTAAACCCGTCCATACGGATTGTCAGGACCACTCCCCTTCTCATCTTCCGGGATAGGTTCCCATTTGGAAGGGATAAATCCTACAGAGGAAGTATTGATGAACCTTCCCTCATAGAGTTCCAAGATCATATCCGCAAAGGGGTAAATTCCCTTGGTAGGAAACTGAAGGTGAAAATCCATCCTGGCAGGTTCTTTCTTCTTGGTCACCTTATCGGATCTGGCGATAGGAACTGACCCATAGTTATGGGCCCATAGGAAAACTGGGTTCTTCTTATAGTTATCCAGTTTCCACCCCGACAACCGGATAATATCACCATCCCGGTCCCTGGTCTCATCTGTGCCTGTCATAATCATTTGCCTTTTTTCCATGTCCACGCCTTTAACCACCCCGGCGTAGTCACAACTATAAACGTCTTGCCCCTGATACTTTACAGGGGAGCCATCTTGCCCTACTAATTTGGTAGCCATGCTTACCTCCTAATTTTCAAGTCTGTAGTAAATAGTGAGAATCTGGAACTACAATTTCCACACACCTGCAATTTATCACCTGATGTGCGGGTCCTCTAGAATCTCCTGGAAATCTGAGGGAAGTTCCGTCAGGCATAACCCAAGGGTTTCCCACAGTAATCGTATTGCCGTGCATGGCTCTATGTTGAGGACGAACTTTTTCATCCATAGCGGTGAACCACTGTTTCTCTTTAAAACCGGATCTGGTTATTGCTAAACTTCTACCTTCATTAGCCGCACCTATAATCTCAGTACGAGCGATGGTCTTGGCCCTGCTCTTGGACATGTTAAAGACACTTCTAATCCTATCCGCTATTTTATCAATGGACTCTCCCTTTTGATAGGCTTCCATTAATTCTACACGAATCTGATCTTTAATAGTCTGAATTATATTTTTTATTTGAATATTTTTCATTGCTAGAAAAGCCATAGACTCTGGATCGGTGACATTCCATATTATAGTAATATTGTTTTCCTCCAACACAGAAGCAAATCCTACAATTAAAGCATTTTCAAAAATAGGATCGGTAAATTTGGAAATATTCTTAGAATCCTCTGAGAAAATCTCGTCGTCCACGTCCTTTGGCGCTTTCGTATTTTTATATAGATTCTCCAAAGTTCTCTTCCTCATATCCGCAAATACTCTGGTCACCTTCTTTTCAAATTTTTCCTCCAACCCAGATAACTTAGAAACCATGCTATTCCAATTCCGCTCATTCCTGGCCTCATCTTCGCTAGACATTCTAATTTCTTCACCCTCCGTCAAAACCTTCGGAGGTTTCTTGGGGGGCTTCTCTGGAGGTATTTCCTCAGAGGGAGATGCAGAAGGGTCCTCTTCTTCAGAAGCTGGGGGCAACTGAGGTACTACTGGAGCAACAGGCTTTGGCGGATTAAGTGCCCGTTCTACTGGCTGCAAATTAACAGCAACAAACGCTGTATC